ATTGAGGCATTTTGCTATAAATACTAAATGCTGCCGTAGCCGCCTGCGCGGTATTCCCAAATAGTTGCGCAAAGAGAGTGGTTTTAACATTTTGCCGTTCAAGTTTAATATTTTCCTGCGCCAACTCACCTTCAATATCAATATTCTTTTGTTTTCGAGAACCAATATTAAGTGTTTGTCGTTGGATAGCATTAAAACTAGGACTGCTAAATGCGGTGCCTGTAATAGTTTGATGCGCAATTTGAGCATCTAAAACCTTTTCCATGACATCGTAGTTGGATAAAGTTTTTTGTTGTGTCTCTAATTGCTTTTCTAAAGCCTGTAATTCAAGCGCTTTACCTTGTGATTCCGCAGCTTTTACCTGCGCGACTGACTTACCGACTTCGGATGCTACGGCAACACCTGCCATCACAATTGCGGCTGTCTCTAATCCCATCGTCCTATCTCCTTATATAACGGCGGAGGCTATTTGATAACCTATACTTGTAATCTGCAAATCAAATGGCGAGGATTGAGTAATCGTAATGATCGGTACTCCATCATTATCAAACCGATTCCATCCTGAAACCGGAGCAATGATCGCTGTGTCTGTTTGAGGCACAAGCGGTAATCCTGCCTGAATATCCGCAAAATTTTGATATGGTACTAATGTACCATTGATCTCAAAATCTAACGATTCATTATAATCCACATAAATACGATAAACTTGCTTTTTAAAGGGTGATGCTTGTGCACCCGCATAAGGGTACATAGGAGTTATTTGTACATCATAAAGCAAGCCAATCTCAACCGTATCAACAATCATACTCGGATTAGTGACAGTAATTTGATTGTTTTGAACTAAATATTCACCAAAATCTTGATTTTGATATACTACTTGAACAGTATAGCCATTTAATAGATTTAAACCCGTGACCAAGCCGCTCGCTTGCATACTGGCATTAAAGTTACAGTCTATTCGGGTCGTATCATCCAACACTTCAATCGTATATTGTTCGGTCAATGTATAGAATTTTAAGATATAGACTTGATTTTGAATGGTCACAATATCAATTAATTCAACATTTTCTTGAAATATAATAGGCGTCAATGCAGCCAATTTATATTCTGATGCAAATTGAAATGCCGTTAAGGTGTTATCACTCGGATTGATGAAGTAAATAAAATTATCTTGGGATGTGTCAGATCCACGCAATAGGGCTCTATTACTTGGGGATTTCACTAAATGCGAACTCGCCAACGAAATATTGCTTGAAACGTAGGTTAATCCGATACCATTGAAATGATAATTTAATAATGCCTTACCAGTCTTACTTGAATAATAAGAATCGTTAATATAAGTCACAGGTTTCAACATGTATGACGCGCCATAAGATGATTGCTGACGTATCGAGAATGTTGAAGGAGTTAAACCGGAGTTTTGGTCTTGCGGACACGCAAATTCATTGTTTTCGCAGAATATTTCCAGTTGCTTACCGCCATTCATCCAAAGCACACCACCCGCATTGGTCTGGCCGATAATATAAACAATAGCATCTGTATCACGACCTGTGCCCACGTCAAAGTTAATGGGTTGATTGATCTTAGAGCCCATGACAGCATTATTCAAAAGATTGGTATTCCCAAGCCATAATCTATTCTGGAAAAACAAAACCTTCGCAGGATAACCCGAAGTGACAGGATTAACCGCAGGCCAAGGCATTGCTGGAGGTATCCAAATAGGTTGTCTGATCGAATATTGCGAACCTTGTGTCGCATAACCTGACGTTTGAAATGGTATTTGCACTAATCCTGTGAATGTCACAGTACCACCGCCACTTGCACTATACGAAACAGCCGTTATAATTGCGTACCCCACAGGATCAATGTCAGTTGCGCCACCGCCAATTATTTGACCGCCTACCCAAGCACTTGTAAAACCAGGATTGGCGCCGACACCTGTAAATTGAAATGTAAGCACATTACCGGTAACACTCAATGAAACAGTAAAATTGTTGTAATTGATTGTATTAAAATCATAAGAAGGTAATGGATAGATATTCAAATACTGAAACGCAAAAGTTGGAGGAACACCTATGTTATAGGCCGAAATATAAATTCGGCCTGGCGCATAATTCGGATGAGTTAAAATCAACGCATCATTATCTTGTGTGTAATCTATGCTGTCTAAATCACCGGTTTGATACGGTGTAGGAACAGCCATAATAAAACTTAAATTATCTGCATTAACTACAACGTTGGTTCCGTAACCTGTTACTACATTGTTACCCCGACTCGTAATAACTTGGTTCTGAGTCGTAGGAGATGAAAATATATAAAACACTCCATTCGCTGACATCACCACATAATAATTATTATTTTTGTCAACAAACTCGTACATTCGCGAATTAAATTGCGCATAACCTGTCGCATTATAAAGAAGTGAGGTGCCTTTGCGTTTTCGAGCAAGACCTGTCGTGCCGACTTCAGCATTAGTTAATGCTTGAGCAGCCGTGAGATATTCATTAACATCGGTACGCTTCCAAGTTACAACATCGACTTCGCCGAAATTGAACATGGTTTGGCGTGTCATCTGGTTCGCCATAGCAAATCCTTTTGCTAGATAAACGTAATACGATCAAAGTCATTGTAGGGTGTAGACATGACAGATCGTTCCATATCGTTCTCTAGTATAGCTTTGGTGCGAGCCTTCATGTACTCATTTTCTAAATAACCCGTTAATTGAAGGTTATTAGTCAGAGTCGGTGCTAATTTTGAAGCTGCATATAAAACTAACTGACGTGCGACTAATGGCTCCCAGGCTTCGAAGGGAATGTCATTAGCAATATAGTAGTACTGGATTGGCAATGTATTTGCTAGCATCATGCCATCAACAATGGCGTAATACGGCCATTGAGCGCCAGTGGTAGCCCATCTATAGAACTTCCCATAATTACCAGGTAACTGATAACTATAGACAAAATCGGGTGAGAAATTGGTCGTTTCTGGTGAAAAATTTTGCACATAGACAATGGCAAAATTCCAATTGTAATCAAGTAGAACTTCCGGTGCTAACTCAATAAGCTTTTCAGTGGCAGCTTCCGCATCAGGGCTATCCGTAATAGCGCTAACACGCAAACGTCCTAACTCAAGCAAGGTGCGATTCACCAAATCTAATAATGATGGCATAAGCCCTCTCTAAAAAAGAGGGAGGGGTTGCCCCCTCCAACCTATTAAATAACGACGAATCCAAAGATTAACGTTCCGTTTAACGCAGCCGCAGAAATATCATTGTTTAACACTGATATTGCAGCGCTTCCGTTGCTTGGGACGGCGGTAAAGGAAAGGCCATGCTTTGTATTTGTTCCACCCAATAATTGACACAATACGATTGAAGCAGTCGTAATGCGTGAATTGGTTAAGGTGAAGCTATAAGCAGAACCGGACGCCGTGCTTAACGATTCAGTGGTGACAACACCCGCTTGATGGTTGATAGTTGCAGCACCAGCAGTACTGGTCGCAACACCTCTATCCAAAAGGACAGAACCAAGCATCTGACCACCCGCTAATGGCAGGTAGACGTTTTCGGCTGAACCTTCTGCACCTGGTACTGCGCTGTAATTCAATACAGAAGCACCTGGATCGCCAGAAGATAGAATCACTAATGATCCTGCACCAGGAGTGACTTTCTCGATCTCAACCGCGTTTGCTTGAGATGCCCAGTCAGCTACCACAATGCTAGCCGCGCTGATATTGGAATCAGTGATAGTGGTTGTAGCACTACCGCCCGCATTAGTGTACGTTGCGCCGTAAAAGCCCAATGTAGTTAATGCAGAAGATGGTAAGACTGCAACGTATTGCATCACAGAGACACCAGGGTCAGCAGTACAAACAATCGTCAGTGTTCCCGCGCCACAAATCGCAGTTTTCACCTCAGAGGAGTTTGCTTGTGATGCAAAGTTAACGTTAGCTTCCATCGCTGCGGTAATGAGCGGATTGCTTATAACAATCGTCGCTGAACCACCTGGATTGCTGTATTGTGCAGCGATAACGCCTGCATTTAACAAAGCCTCATTAGGCAATATGTTAATGTAGGAGAACACGCTTGCGCCTGGATCAGTGCTTAACACGACTGCTAATGTACCGTTACCAGGGAGCATCTTTTTGACAATGGCAGCATTAATGCTTGATTGCACACGACCTATCACCACGCTATTAGGCGTAATGGATGGATCGTTAATCGTGAATGAAGCACTACCTCCAGCATAGTTGTAGCTAGCTGCATAAACACCATAAGCAGCCAAACCATTTTGGTTACTTGAAGAAGGAACTAAGTTCCAATTGCCCAAAACTGGATCATATTGAACCCTAAAGCTTCCGAATAAAGCCGCTTGCCCTGTGTTCAAAGGGAAATTGCTATTGTCAGCGTAGTTGATGTCAAACACATCATTCGCTTTAACCTTTTTAGCAATGTCATTTAAGTAACCAGCCGCGATAATAGTTGCATAACTATCAGGCGTTGAACCAGAGAATCGGCTAACTGCGGTACCGATTAAGCTCTCGGTCACTAAACTTAAAGATGAAAAATTACTCATTTAAAATCCTCCGTGATTAGTTAGCAACGAATGGGTTGTTAACAGTGATCAATGAAATACCATTAGACTGAATTACCGATGCGCCCGAGGTCATTACGCTTAGTAATTCCCAACGGTCATTTTGCGGTACCCAAGTAATGCTAGTTTGAGGATCACGGTTGAATATTTGAACCATTGCTTCTTTATTTACCAACGGCATCAAATAGGTATTTGTGCTGCCGACTGTGGTAAATGGAATGGTGTTAATACCATTAGAACCGAGGGTTCTTATATCCACGCCCAAATAGGACACCAATTCGTTATCAACGAGAGGGCGTCTATCGTTATAGAAAAGACTTACTACTCTGTCATCATTCAACATGGATTGCTTTGTGATAGCAGCGAGCCACAGTGAGCACGCGTGATTCATCACATCCACACCTTGATCTTCTAAGTAGGATAAGGCTTGCGCCAGTTTTCCTTCGTTCATACCAGTGTTAACACCGACAGTCACAGGAACCGTAAACAGTCCACTGAAGCTTGGCGAAGTGAAAAGAGAATTGATTTTAATATAGTCGCACATACGACCTAGCGCTTTTGCATGAAGCTTAGCGTGGTCAACGATTTTATCGTATGCGAACAAAGTTTTTTCGCCACCACCAATTACGGTTTTTAAAGCGTAGTTGATTGGCACAACCATAACGTTGGTTGGATTAACGGGCGTTACAGGAATATCGACAGGTGCAAACGTTTGTTGTTGCATCTCGATTATATCACTGACAGGCACGTTAGTTGCGTCACCAGTCGTTCCGTGGCGCTCTTCAATCGTGTTCATTAAGAACTGATGGTTCTGGAATTTGATGGTCACTTCTGTGTCAAACAGTTGTGACGCGGTACTTAAATTGATTTGGTTAGACATCCTGTCTGCTCCCAATAGATATCAATAGATTTAGACTTAAGCCTAAATAGACCTAAATCTTCCGTTGATCATCTATCAGGTTACCGGATGTACCAGGCTGATAATGTTCGCGATCTAAGGCCGAGGTTACCGCTTTCGCAGGCTCGTACAAAGATGACTCATTTTAACGCCAGAAAAACCATATTGTCTAGTAGACGTTTAGGAAACAACTAGGGAACAATGAAACCTACCAATTCTTACCAAATTGGTAGGTCAATAGATTAGCTTGCTTTTTGAGCGGCTTTGGCTTCGAGGAGGTTGAGGTAATGCTGACGGGCTTTTAAATCGCCTGGATGTTTTTCTTTCTTGGCATAGGCTTTATCAATATCCTCTTGTGTCACATGATAACCGCCTTGAGCCGGTCTGTTTAAACCGTTTACAGTGGTGTTTAATAAAGAATCACGATGCTTTAGAGCCGCTTCACGCGCTGTCTTATCAGCGATCAAGCTCTTCATCATTTGCTCACCGATCTCTTTAGGATAGTATTTGCTCACATAATCCTGAAGGATGTTTAATGTTTGCTCGCCTACTGCTTTCTTGGCGGACTCAAAACTTTCTTTGTGCTTTTCAACGCGAGCCTTGTCACCTAACACAAACTTTTCGTATTGCGCCTGGGTCATGCCAGCTTCTTTCGCACGCGCTTTAATATCCTCGATTCGGTTTTGATCAAGCTCAACATCCTTCGGATTAAGATATTCATGCGGCGTTGTTTTAAATTCTTCAATTTCTTTCTTAAGCTTCTCATTTTCATCATATACTGCGGCACTATTTTTATAACCGTTTTCTAAATCTTCAATTGACTTAAATTTTCCTGCGTATAATTTTTCTTCATTCTGCTTTTGGTCGTCCGAGGTTGTCATCTTCCGCTTCCTTTAATTTTTTGCTGACAAAATTAATCGCCCGATAAATATCCCTAAATACCGAGCGACGCCCATCGTAGAACGCAAAACCTGTGCCCTTAAACTCCGTGTTCTCAGGCTCTTCCATGAAATAAGCCATTGTCATCCGTTCCAGGGTTTTACGTCCCAACTCGTTTACGTGAAACAATACAAATACTTCGTATTGCTCCACCGAAATTCTTTTTGCGGCTAATAAATCATCTAACATTCTTCTTTCTCATCCGATAAACAATAACAGGGGGTTTTTTGCCAAATGCCGTTTCCAATTGCGGTAACCACCATTGATTTAAATTTCTTGCTGTAGTAAGGGCGCCCAAGAGCTACACCTTCAGTCTCAATAACTCCTGTGCCTTTACAATCTTCGCATTTTGGATCAGCCATTAAATCGTGACTCCAGGGGCTTCAGGGAACTTAACAGCTCCCGCAGATGTGGATGAAGCAGGTTGTGATAGTTGACCCGCAGCCAATTGTTGTACGTTTTGATCGACCATTCCTTGTAGGAATTTGCGCAACTCTTGCTCTGTAGCAAAGAGTTTGCGTGGTAGATTAAGTTTGTCTGTTAAGAAATTCTGCACTTCAAACAGATTGAGTGAGGCCATAGCTGCACCTTGACCCATAAATTGCTGTTTGATCTGTAAGTTTGTGATGAAGTGATTAAGATCAGCTTGATTTTGTAAATCATAGAGTGGTGACACGTAATCAAACTTTAATCGTCTGGTGCTAAAGCCTGGAATGCTGGTTCGTTTCTTAGTAAGCAAGCCGCGAGCATTTAATATTTTCGCTGCCACATCAAAGATTTGCTTAGGTTGTTCATTAATCAATCGACTTATATCGGTGGCCGAAGTTCGTTGAGCGCGATTCTCACGAATCGAGACTTCAGTTGCGGATCGAACTGGGGCTTGTATCTCGCCTAATGGGTCAACTTGAAAGCCGCGCTGGATCGCCTCTTGCAAATGCATAATGTGTTGCAAAACGTCTGGATGGGTTGGCATTTCAAGGGGTTCGAGAGGATTGCGCCCTTGAGGATTGCGGGCAACCATTGCGCCCGCCCATTGTCTTACGGAATAAGGGTTAAAATAGGAGCCCGCATCATAAAACATAGGAGGATTAGCTTTAAAAGCCATGTTTTGTCTGGAGTACATGACCACGAGATTAAGATCTCTGATTGTCGGTAGCATGTCAGTACCGACACCTCGGCCTTCGGCTTCGCCAGGTCGAACCCTATCTCGATACACGATGATTTGTTGGTAGTCTGATTCTCTGTCGAACAAGAGGGAGTCTGGGTCATCATCCATTACCGCATAAATATAAAAATGATCTTCATCATATTTTATTTGGCCGAAATTGACAGTATAAATTTCGTTAGGGTTAGCCATTAAGGTTTCTTTAAGCTTTCCTCGATAACCAGGCCACGCGTCTAATATGGCGCGTCCAGTCATCTTTTGGGCAAACCAACACGTATTTACGACATCATCCGTTGAATATTCAATATACAGAGCAACAGCAGGAATAGAACGCCAATATAGAGGTACTTCATCTGAGATAGATTCCACCCATATAGCGCCTGTTCCACCCACCAAGTCGAGATTAGAAGAAGAAACCACCCGAGCAAGATTAGACTCATTAATGTAAAAAAAGATATTATCATTGATTTCATCCATGACAACTTTAGCGTTGTCGATCAATTCCTGACTATATAGATGGGGATCAAGGACAAGCTTTCCCCAGACTCGATCTTTAGGCAATAGTAGCCCGTGTAAGTCATTGGCTCGCTGATAAGCAGCAAACAGGGCGGTGTTATCCCAGATTTGCTGAGTGACGGGTTTTCCATCATCTCTGTAGTTAAACTTAACGTTAAAAGCATCTCGATCAGGAATGACATAGAAGTACAACTCTTTGTAAAGTGCCAACCATCTATCTTTATATTGCCGCGCTTCCCAAAAACGGCGATAAAGTTTTTTTAAATCTTCAGCCATATATTGCCATCCTTAGCAATTTAATGTTGAAAGCGAGCCCTATTAAACGGATATTTGTTTAAAGCTTCATTGGCTCTAGAGTTAGATGGTGCTTTGGTTCCCATATTAGGAGTCCAGCTTTGAGCACCTTGGCCTTTGATAATATCGAGGCGAGTTTGATATAAGCTTTGCTTCTTTGCCTCAAGCTCTGCCTTGTTGTTTCTGATTTGTTCTTCTTGAAGTTCTGCAACACGATCATATTGATCATTGCCGCCTCCCCCGAAAAATCCCATGATGACGCCTCCATGCGTACAAAATTTCGTAATTCCGTTTATGCCTATACTTTAACAATTTTTGGTAAAGGTGCACAGGATTAAAGGTAAAGCCTATATTAACACCTGTTGCGTATCGGGATATCTCATTGCATGAACGAACCCACCACGGGCGCCAGGGCGTTTTATGGCGTAGTTTGACGTTAATAATGAGGGTTGCGGTGACATCTTGAATAATGGGGAGAGATTTGACTAATTTACTACCATTTTCACATTTTATTTTACGCGTTAATAAACCGGATTGGTCAAAATCTAACATGATCCAATCGCTGCCGTCATAGGTAATGACATTACAATGTTTGAAGTCAGCGTTAAATGCTAACTTCGCCTGCACTCCAGATGCGATCTTATAAAATATAAAGACCGCGATCAGGTCAACTTCCGTGTTGATTCCCATCTAGTGCTTCCTTAACTTCCACCCACTGCCTACAACACCAACATAGACGTGAGCCTAAAAACCATTTCGATCCTTCGAGGTCATGGCCGAATAATTTGCACCATAACTTTTTCATGTTATCTCCCGAAAGTCGCGCATTTGTTAGCAAACAAAATGCTTTCTTCAAGCTTAGTGATGGCTATGGATTTTCTGCGGCTATCGGGTAAGGCTTCAAAGCGTACTAGCAGCATATTTGCAGCTTGTCGCACTTCATCAAGCCAAGCTTTTTGCTCATCATTAATATTGCGTAATGGTGCAAAAAGTTCATCAGATGGATCATGTATCGTAAGTGTAGTCATATTTTCTCCTTTTAAATTTGGCGAGGACGATAACCGACCCTTCAATCGGTTACATTTGAGTGAACAGTCTCATTACATCCTCATAAACTTTAACAATCGGCCAGAATTGCACTGGCTATTGGTACTCGTGTCGTTCAAGAGCGCTCGTGGGTACCTACCGGCTCACCCTGTCAATCAGGAATTAAGCATGTCACTGTCCACGCTGCGATTGTCATAAACTGGTGGCCTATTTTCCCAAGGTTCAAGAAGTCATTTAAACTTCGAGCTCAGTATCGTTGGCCGTAAACTGGCGCCCTATTTTCCCTCAAGTTCTTAGTTACCTTATTAACTGAATTACGTTTTGGCAAACGACAGGTTTACAGTAACAGGCTCTAGTATCGTCGGGCATTAATCGTAATCTTCCCATATGCCTGTGCCACGGTATAACATTTTTTTACCGCAGGCTTTGCATTGTTTTCGATAGGGCAGCATAAAATGCGTGAGTTTGTAGTTATGACAATCGACATAACAAAGCATTTTTCTGACCCATGTTCTAAAATAATGGAGGCTCTTCAACAACGATCCCATATTTTTCCTTGAGTTCTTTGCGTAAGTTATTGGCTAATCTTCTGTGCTTAAACATCTGACAAAAGAAATACACTACAAGTATTGAATAAACGATATTTATAATGCATACCAATATAAATATTATCATCATAGATGCCTTGCAAGTGTTCGCTGTACCTTGTTCATGGCTTCGGTGTAAAAGATTTCTGTTTTGTTAACGACATCTCTCAAGTGATCTTCAACCTCTATGATAGTTTCGCCACGGTGTTCGTTAGCAATAGGATTATTGATGATGTTTAATCCTAGCTTGTAGTCACGCACTAAAGTTTTGTTAAAAGCATCTAATCTCTTTCTGAGTTTTTCCAATTGATCTGCACATAAGCCGCTAAAATCGTAATCCATTACGTTACTCCTTAAGGTTAAAATCAATTTCTTCCTCTAAATCAATTTCTAGCAATTCCTTTGTGTTGTGAAGCGTGAAAGCAATAGGTTTCTTGTCAGGATTAATGCCTAATATACGAATCTCACCGGCTATCTGAAATAATTTATATTCGTAGCCGCTTGGGAGCTCAGCGATATATTGAAAACTTCTTGCTTTCATATATTAGTATTATGCTCCCATATAGCTATGCTTTGAACATCATGAACTTCGAGGCTAAAAGCATAATTTAATTGTTGTAGCAATTCATATATTTGTTGGAGTACATAGGTATTAAAATCTGAATAATCTTCTTCAACTTTAATTTCTATCTTAACCATTGTTTCTCTCTTCACCGCAAATCATAATTTTAAGCCTTTCTTTCATGTGACCTAAATTGTGTTGACCTTCAAGCAATGGTTTCATCATCAGATACCAATGGCCGATCTGACCACATATCCAATCTATTTGTTCGTTTGTAAAAGCTGGTCTGTTCATTAGCTAATCTCAATATTCGTGTAATGATCGCACTTGTCTAACAGAGCGCCGTTAAATTTAACGATGGTAGTTGCCCATGTTTTATAAACGCCTCTCTTTGGGAAACCTGCAAGCTTTTGGATCGTAATTTCACCAAAATCATAGCGTTGACCAGGCTCTAGCTTTACGTGGTACTCAGCGTGAGCGTTTGGTGTATAAGGCGCGTCAGTGTAATCTAGCGGCATTTCTCGCATCTTGGGGTATTGAATTGAATTATCAAAATAAATGTCATAAACCAGCGCTACTTTGGTTTTATTAATGATGGTCACGCCATGCGTTGATGAAATGTTAGTCCATCCAGGGCTTGCCTGTTTCCAATTGTTGTTACAGTAGGCTTTTGTGTTCGCGTCACTTGCTTGTGCCAGCATTGGATTAATGATGATTGCAATAGCTGAGACAATTAATGTTTTCTTAACAAAGTGTTTCATAATTCACCTTTCTCTAGTTTTTTTAAATCTTCGGGAGAATACCTTCTATCTGCGACATCCTCAAGAAATTGTTTGATTACGGCCTTTTCAAAGTCATCACCGTTATAGGTTTTGCCTTTGTAATCATAATGTGCTCGGCGCATGTACATATCCATTGAATAAAGTTTGTCTAGGATTGCTTTTAATGATCTTCGCACATCGTCTAATTCATGTTGCATTGACATTTGATGCAACTTTAATTCTTTGCCCATTTGGATATCTTGAATGCCTTTATGCGTAGAATAATACTCATCTTTGCTCAATGGATTAACCCCGCTTTAACCATATCTTGTATATCAATTTCAATAATGCGTTGCTCTGATATTTCTAAATTGCGATAAGTGAACATAATGTTATCCCATCGGCACTCACAGGCTAAATTGTATTTTTTCTTGTCGTAAATAAACTCGCCTTCATACTTTATCCATTGATCGCGGGGTGCTTTCCGTTGAGTGAAGTCAAACAAGTACATAATGATTTCTTTTTTCAAAGGGCACATTTCGTCTTTGCGTTCGAACTTCATCTTTTCGGAATTGTCGATCATAGCTCAATGCCTTTGTGGTCAGGGCGATACATTACCGCATTGACGGATTGAGTTTGTTTTTTATGGAGCTCGTAAATATCATTCTCAAGTATTTTGATACGCTCATCACGACACTTCAAATGCTTTTCGAGCTCTGTGATGCGTTTGTTTTTATCAGCTATTTGCTTTTCAATCCACGGATGAATTGTGATGAGCTCACGATCTTGTTTCTCAGCGTGTAAATCTTGTATACAATCAAAATTAATTTTAATTCTTTTTTCAAGCATGTTTACATCATCTTGAATGTGCCGGAGGATTTCATCAAATCGTTTTTTGAGCAGAACGATCACTTCGCATAATTCCATATCCCAACGTGGATTATGACACTCTAAACATCTACAACATAATTCCTTCATGGCCAATACCCATTTAATCGTGAATCAATAAATTGTTTTAGTTTGTGCTCCCTGCCTAGCTTAATCATATGCATTGGAGTTACACCGCCTAAGCCTGGATTGATGGTTTGAAACCATAACCAGGCTTTCTGCCTATCACCTTTGAAAAATTCTACAATCTTATCAAAGTATTCTTGCGGAATCATGCGCTAGGTGGTGTTTCGGCTGGTGCTGCAAAGCCCTCGGCTGGCGCTTCTTGTGTTGATGGTGGTGGCGTTGTGGGGTCTGTGGGTGTTGTTTGATCGGTTGGTTGTGGCTCAGGTGTAACCATTTGCATTTGGGAGAAATCAAAGGCTACTATGCCCTCTTTAAACCACAAATAACCAGTATCAAACTCTTTTAATGCAATCTTTTTCACTTCAAGGTTGCATGGGATAGTGTTTAATTGCTCTAGGAATTGCGTATAAAGTTGTTTAACGGTGTTGATCAAAGATACTTTCAATTGATCAATTTGTTGCGGTGTCATTGGTACTGGTGTAGTCATAGTATTAACTCCATTTAATAGGTAAATTCATCATGAAAACCATTGCATTACTTTTTCTTTCGCATCTTTTTTAATGTTTCTGCTAATCGTGCACGCTGCCCAAGTTTACCGCCTTTCTTTGCGGCTGACTTCAGCTTCTTTGCAGGAATCTTTTTGCCTTTTTTTACTTTGAGCTCTTTACGCAAAGCACCAGGTTTTTTAATCGCTTTCTGTATCCATTTCTCGGCCATGTGTAAGGGCTCCTTGTCTGTTGTCTGCTAAACGTTTATAACTTTCCAATAACTTTGAGTACAAGTCAATCAATTCTTTCATCTCTTCGGTGTCGCTGCCGTAATCATTTTTAAAACATTTTTCTAATAACCATTGCAAACATGTTCCATTCTTAGGGCAGCCCTGTAATTTTTCTAAAAACTCACGGGCACGATCTGATAAAGCTTTGCCCACCTTGCTAAATAACTGAGCATATAGTGACTCTATGCCTTTTTCTGTATCGTTTTCACCCTGCTCCAACCATTTTTTTAAATGATAAGGACTCACCATTGCCCACCCTGCCGCGCGTCTTAGCGCAAAAGTTGTAGCAAATCCCTCAACGATCACATCCACTTGATCCTCTCGCATCTCAATAACCGGTCTATGCGCTTTAGATTCGAACTTCATAGTCAATCCTTTGCTATGTAATTAGCCTACATCATAAAAATATTCACAAAAAAAGTCTAATAATTCTAGCTATACCTTGACATTACTATTCTTTAAGTATAGTATTGTCATACTTAAACAACATATGAGGTACTACAAAATGAAAGCAAGATACATTCCTTCTGATTATCAAAAGAAAATTAAAAACAACGTTAACGCTGAGATTTTTTATAATGAAGAAAATGGCAAATACAACGCAATAGGTTATTCTGGCAAAAAATCAAAACATGATTTTCATTACAGTTTTAAAACTGAGGAACAATTTAATAAATACATAGAAAACTATCTCAAAGGATTAACCGCACGTGAAGAATTAAAAGCGGCTCGCAAAAAAGAAACATTGGCATTTGTGCACTTGCTTCAAGTGGGCGACATTCTAGTGAGCTCCTGGGGATGGGAACAAACCAATGTAGATTTTTATCAAGTCATCGAAGTAAAGGGCAAAATGGTTAAAATTCAAGAAATCGCACAGTCAATGCCAAATGGCGAAGAGGGTTTTATGACAGGTTATGTCATCCCCTTAAAAGATAAATTTCTTGAAAAAGAAGAGCCAATGCTTAAAAAAGTTTTAAAAGGAAATATGGTTAAAATTGCAAGTTATGCGTGGGCGAGTCTTTGGGATGGTCAACGCTGTCGAACAAGTTGGTATGGATAATAAAAGGGGCATTGAGCCCCTTTTTTTTACATCCTTCCGCCGTGATAATACTCAACATTGTGATGACCATGCTCAGCCATAGCGTTCTTCACTTTTACAGATTGAGCGCCGTGGTCGATACGATCTTCCATGTGATGATCAACAGTGCCCTTGTTGAAACCAGGACGAGGAGCGGCCTTGTTTCCACCTTGATGAGCGTTGTTGTCCATAGCGTGCTTCGCAGGGTTATTTACTGTTATTGCTTCCATTTTCAAAACCTCCATGTTTAGATGATGAACCGTAGAAAAAATCAATGATAGTTTGCCACTTAGATACTAACATACCCACCAGCATTGAGAGTAGTTCGCGTTCGCTTGTACTCAAATTGATCGGTATGGGCACGAATAATAAAAGCAAAACCCCAAAAAAGCCAATAGTTACGAGGTAGGCCATGTGCCGCAAGAAATCTTTGTACAAAGGTGCTGCATCTCTCGCACTTTTGCGGTCATTAACTTCACTTGCGTAGTTCTGCGCTGATATTTGCGCCAGCGTTTCAGCATGTTGGTACTCAAGAGTTTTGAGTTTAATGGCAGCTTCGGGGTCATTTTTAACCTTCGCAATTACATCATCAATATTTTTGCTATCAGCCCCAAAAGCATTTCCGAGTAGAGCGAAAGCGACTCCAGCAAGAGGGCTACCAAGTACAGAGGCCACCAGGGGCGCAGAAGCGCCCACAATTTTCGCAAGTGATTTACCCTTCGATTCGATAACATCTATTAAGCCATCCATGCAAATTCTCCTTATCCTTCGGATTAATTGCGGCGAGCAATCTACAATATCCTGCTCTTTCAGCTTGTAGTGCGATAAGCAAAGGAGCAACAACAATATTGTTTACAGCGAGTATGGTATATTCCCCTAAAAATCCATCATCTTGCAGACTTAACGCGGTTATAGAACGTGTTGCCCATGTAGCGCGTTGTAAGATTTTTATAGCTTGAGATGTTCCATGTAGAACACTCATGTCAAAAAGATAATTTACAATAAATTGTGATTCCAATTTCTCATACGGTGCTTCTTCCCAAAATTCCTTTTGGTAAATATTTTTTGCTTGTTCAATGGTGAGTGATTCAACATCCGTAACCCCCAAATTTGCAGGGTCACGGAAGAGGCCATATTGTCGTAATTTTGGTATTGATAATTGTCTTAAAAATCTTAAAGAAATGCCGAAATTTGTAGCTCCTCCAGCATCATTTTCATTGTTAACAAAACCACCTTCATTTTTCAAAACAAAATCAACAGCAATATTAAAATCAATCATGAAAAATCCTTAATGTGGGGTAAATGGAAATGGCGTGCCTGCCTCCATCGTCAAGCTAACGGATGAACCTAATGCAGCCGCTTGCTTCTTAGCATAGTTTTCTTTCCATCTATTTTCCAATCTTGCGAACCAGTTTTTAATTTCTTGCGGGTGAACATGCCTCAAATCCATACCTGGGTGTACCGGTATACCCTTCAACTTGGTTTTGTAGGCAACAGCCGGTTGCGGGGGGTTCGGGTTCATCATGGTTGTGATGGAGTTAGGTTGCACGACCGGTACACTCGGGTTAACCGCTTGCGGGGCTAACGCCTTGAGCAATTCCGGTACAACTGCACCAATCGCGGCGTTAACTGCGGCTTGAATGGCGGCTTGTACATCGGCATCAAGGAATGCAGGTTTAACCTCAACTTTCTTCACAGCTTCACCAGAACCACCCGACCCGCCGCCTGATGTATGGCTACCACCTGACCCACCGCCTACTGTGTTCTTTTCTTCTTTAACAGGTTGATTTGTAGATTTTTGTTCCTTTTCCATTAGTTCATCTCCATGTAATTTTTAACGTAGTTAATTAAATCTTGAGCACCTTTGGCTACGTAGGTATCATAGCCTTGTCGCTTCAATTCGTCCAACCACCATCGTTGATGCTCAGATAGCACCCCTCCAGACACCCGTTTAAGCTCAATATAAAGCCCGTGGTAGCCTTTTCTCGCAATGGGTATGACAACATCAGGGATACCCGCTTTAACGCCCATACGCTTAAATTTGGCGCCCTCGATGGCACTCCTGCTTCCCCCATTGGGAACGTGGAAAAAAAGAATGTTATTTTTCTCTAACCAGACAGCGCTCACAATTTGCTCATAATCCTCTTTCGGAGAATCATTTTTTTTGGGAGGCGCTTTTTTGTGCTGACCAGCTACATCAAACTCTAGCTGTTCCTCTTCTCGCTCGCCATAGAGCGCTGCATATGCTGCCCAATAGCGTTTGGTTGGTTTCTTTCGTTGCATGTGACCTCCTTGTCACTGTGCTTGAACTCCAATGCATCCCGTATATCCTGCTCAGGCCATGATGAGACTTCATGAATTAACTTCAATTCATCCACGCCTGGGTAATATAACCGAGCTACACGCTTAACCGCTTTCATGTCATACCCAATTCGAAAAGCTAACTTCGGTGTCCACTCTTCATCAGGGTAAATCACTTGCTTAATTTTTCGTGCTAATGTTTCTCCCGCCGTTATTTGCTGTTGTATCTGTACCGTTAGTAGCGCCATTGGTTAACACTCCGTGTTTTTCATTGTGCATACGTACTCGTTCCTTGAAGGGGATGTAATCGCTTGAATTTTTAAGTTGATCAATCATTTTTTCATGTTCGGCTAGCTCCTTAGCGCGTTTAGCGCGTTCGATTTTGTCCTGTTCCTCCCATTCTGCCATGTTCCACTCTCTCGGCTTCGGTGGTTCAACCTTGGCAGGTGTCCGGTTCTGATATTCCTTGGCAGTTTTTAACCACCTGCTAAATTCGTATTGCGTCTTTTTGCCCTTGTGTCGATTTTTGAACGATTCGAGTTCGTCCTCAATGTTCAGCCTTAAGTCCTTCGCTAAGATCAAATTTTCATCATTGGGCAAAAAAGAATCAGAGAGAGCGGGGCGCTGCTTTTCGCGCCCTCTCTCTTTGTTATTTCTTTTGTATTGATTATTTATATTGATAGGGGTAACCCCAGTTGACCGGTGTGGGCAACTGGGGTTGACCGGTGTGGGCAACTGGGGTTGACCGGTCAATTGTAGTTCACCGGTTAACTGGGGTTGACCGGTTGTGGATAACATTAGAAATTCATAGCTCGAAGATTGACCATTTTTACGCAATATTTTGATCAATTTTAG